GACGACATGTTCGGGTCAACACAACGCGAAACATTGCAAGCGCCGTTGAACGTTTTAACCGCAATCAATCAAGGGATTATAAATTCAATTAAGTTGTCGGCGGGTTTGCGTGGATTGATTCAATTCAAATCGGTAACGCCCGACGAAAGACAAAAGAAAATCAAAGAAAATTTTGTCAATTCTTATTTGAATATTAACAATGCGGACGGATTCGCAACGCTTGACAGTTCCGCAGAATTTAAGGAATTAAAAGTCGAGCCACAAACGGCGGACGATAAGCAAACGGCAATTGCCCGCGAAAACGTTTACAGGTTCTTTAATATTTCCGAAAACATTGTCCGTTCAAATTACAACGAAGACGAATACAACGCGTTTTATTCGTCCGTAATTGAGCCAATCGCGATTCAGTTGTCGCAAGAATTTACATACAAAATTTTTAGCGATAAGGAAATCGGACACGGAAACGAAATCATATTTTCAACGGAACGTTTGACGTTTGCAAGCAACGCAACAAAAGCGGACATCATTTCAAAACTTATGCCGTTAGGAATTATAAGCATAAATCAGGCATGCGAAATAATGGAAATGCCGACAATCGAAGACGATTTCGCCGACAAACACTTAATGTCATTGAATTATGTAGATATTAAAAAGGCGGACAAATATCAAAAAGTTGATAATAACAACAACAAAGGGAGTGAATCAGAAAATGACGACAACAACAACAAATCCGATAACGGAAACAAAAAAACCGAATCAGAAGTTTAACAGGACGGTCGAAATTCGCGAAGCGCAATTTTCAGAAAACGAAAACAACGAAAAAGTTTTAGAGGGTTACGCGGTTGTTTTTGATTCCCCGACGGTTCTTTATGAAGACGACGGAATCCAATACAAAGAAATTATCGCCCGCGACGCGTTCGCAAACGCTGATTTGAAAGACATTGTTTTCAAATATAATCACGGCGATTGCGCGTTAATATTGGCAAGAACACGCAACGGCAGTTTACAAATAACCGTTGACGAACACGGGTTGAAATTCCGCGCAACATTATTGAACATACAATCAGCAAATGAAATATACGAATGTGTCAAAAACGGATTACTTGACAAATGTTCGTTTTCGTTCCGTTGCGCCGAAGACGCATACAACCAAGAAACGCATACAAGAACAATATTAAAAATAAAACGTGTCTATGATTTAAGCGTGGTGGATATTCCCGCATATGACGACACGAATATTGAAGCCCGAAATTATTTTGACGGACGCGCAAAAGATTTTCTTGCTATGGAAAGAGCAAAAAGGGTTCAACAACTTATATGTAAAACTTATTTGTAAAAACTTAAAGGAAAGGGAAAAAATCATGAAGACATTAAAAGAAATTATGGCAAGAAAAGCCGAATTGCGTTCATTACTTGAAAGCAACAACGATGTAAAACTTGACGAAGTAGAAAAAGAATTGCGCGAACTTGACGAAGCACAACAGGCAATCGAAAAACGTCAACAAATCGCAAATTCAATCAGCACAGGAAAAATCATTCCGAACGAATTTCAGAAACCACAACAGGAAGAAAGAAAATTCGGCGCTGATTCCGAAGAATACCGTTCAGCATTTTACAAAACACTTGCTGGCGTTGAATTGAACGACGTTGAAAAACGCGCAATGACAACAAACACATCGTCAGCGGGATATGCCGTTCCGACATTAACTTTGAACAAAATATTTGAAAAAATTGAAAACGATTCCGTTGTTTACGGTCTTGTTACCGTTTCACATTTAGCGGGCAACGTTTCAATTCCTATTGAAAAACAAACGGGCGACGTTCAAAGAAAAGCAGAGGGCGCAGACGGAACAATCGTTGACGATACACTTGACGAATTAAAATTGGGCGCTAAAAAGTACATTAAACTTGTACGTTTAACTTGCGAACTTGAAAACACCGCAATTGACGCGTTGGAAAATTATATCGTCAACAAATTGTCAAAGAAATTAAGTCAAGCGTTCGACGCTGATATTATCGACGGCGTAGGAACAAACGGCGCAAGAGGTATTTTAAGAAGTATCACAGTTGCAGAAACCGCAACCGCAAACGTTCTTGACTATGACGATATTTGCGACTTGTTCGCGGGCATACCCGCAAAAGCGCGCAAAAACGCAACATTGATGATGTCAACAAATACTTTATATAAAAAGGTTAAAAAGATTAAGGACGACAACAAAAACCCAATCTTTGACCCTGCACAAAATAAAGTATTAGGACGCGACGTTGTAGAATGCGACGACGTTCCAGACGGAACAATTATATTCGGCGATTTTAGCGAATATATGTTCAATTGGTCAAAAGACGCGCAAATTTCAAGGTCAGAAGAAACCGCGTTCGCGTCAGGTGATACAGTATATAGAATACTTGCACTTGTTGACGGCGGTCTTGCAGATTTGGGCGCATTAACAGCGATGAAAATTAAAACTTCATCATAGTTAATATGGGAGTAGATAAAGGGTCGGGCGGATTCGTTCCGCCCGCTTTTTATAGATTACATTAAAAGGATTTGAAAAAATGTCGATTGAACTTTCAGACATAAAATCATATTTAAGAATAACGCACAACGTTGACGACACGTTCATTGAATCCCTTGTCGGAACTTCAAAGGCATTTATTAAAGAACAAACGGGCGTTGAATTTGTCGCGGGCGACAAAGTATATGAACAATGCGTTTTGTTCCTTGTTGCGCATTTATACGACAACCGCGCAAGCGTAACGGAAAAGGCAACAACCGAAATTCCGTACACATTAGACGCGTTGTTGCGTCATATAAAAATACGCGGGGCAATAGAAGTCGAGGGCGCACAAAATGACTAATCGGGGCAAATATAGACACTATATTGAAATATTTGAAATCAAAAAAAGCAATGTTCCGAATCGTTTGGGCGAATTTGACGAAATCGAAGAATCAAAAGGACACGTTTTCGCCAATATTGAAACACGCGTCGGGGGATTATTAACAGGACGTCCCGCCGATACGGTCATGACAAGCGTTACGCATAAAATGACATGGGAATATAACAATTTCCCCGAAATTTTGCCCGACAAACACATAATCAAATACGAGGGACACACATTCAAGGTTAATTATTCACTTGACGACGGTTTCAGACATGAAGAATTACAAGTTTTTGTAACGGAAAAAATATAAAGGATTTTCAAATGCAAGACGGGTTCTTATTCGGGGAATTATCAGAGTTTAAGCAAGATTTAATGCGCGATATAAAAGAGAATTTCCCAAAAGAAACGGAAAAGTTTATCAAAAAAGAAGCGGGCAAATGCTTAAAAGTTGCGAAGAAAATCGGCAAAAAAGAAGTCGGAACTTCAAAAGGCAAGAAAAAAGATTGGGTCGAATCGAAATCATATCATAACGGATTTAAGGTCGGCAAAACGTACAAATACGGGAATGACTTATGTTGTAGAGCATACAACAAATCACCGCATGCACATTTAATCGAATACGGGCATGTCAATGTTCCGCGAAGTTCAAAACGCGCAACAACCCGCGCGGGACGCGTCGAACAAGCGTCGCAGAATCGCGGGACGGGTTTCACATTGGGAAAACTTGTTTTCAAGCAAGCGGAAATCGAGTTCATAAACCAATATTTGAACGACGCCGAAGAATTTATGTATCAATATTTTGACGAAACATCAAAGGGCAAAGGACATGTTTTCAACAATTGAACTTTACAGGGCAATTCGTGAACGATTAACGGAATCATTCCCGAATGTTCTTATTCAGCAAAAAGACATTAAAAATATAACGCGCCCGTCGTTTTATATCCAATATGTCGGAAAAAACATCGACAAACAGGCGCAAGAATATTTCGAAGACCGAATTTCGTTCAATATTATTTATTTTGCGCAAAACGAATCATTGTTGGAATTGTTGGAAGTTGAAGAAACATTCACAATGGCTTTTAACACGCCTTTAACAGTTGCCGACGATACAAACATCGTCGAAGTTGAAAAAGAGAGCATACAAAGCAATTTGAACGAAGAAGATTATTACTTAAATTTGACAATTGACTTTGCGTTAATGCAACGCGAAATCAAGGCAGAAACGGGCGACGATATGGAATATATCGGCGTCGAAATTGACAACGAAAAAGGACAAAAGATTGACGAGGGCGACGAGGAACAAAACGTCGAATATATGGAAGACATAGAAGACGACGCGTAGTAGTCGGGTAATAAAAAAGGAAATATAAGGAGAAGAAAAAATGCCTACAATGACAATTGATGACATCAAGGCGACAATTGAAGTCATTTTCAAACAACGTGTCGCAAATTTAATCAAAATCGGAACAAAAGGGCGCGTTTTAATGTGCGTCAAAAATTCAAGTTTAACGGATTCATTCCGTTTGCGTGTTTTTGGTTCGGCGGTTTTTGACCTTGAATCAAGCGAAGCAACATTGGAAAAACAAATCAAGCAAATATTTAACGGCGGGGCAATCGAAGTTAATGTGCTTGAATACAAAACCACATTGTCAAGCGTTGTTGAACAAATCAACGTTTTGAAATGGGATTGGATTTTCACAACCGATTCAGACGCACAAACAACCGTTGCGTCTTA